AGGTACTGCGCGCGCGCCCGCGCTAATTAGCGGGTCCAACAGCGCAAAAGTTCGCTAGATTTTAATGCAAATTTTCCATTTCCGGCAGACCCCCGGAAAAAAGTCCCCCGGGGGTCAAAAAAGGCGGGAAGGCAAAAGATGATACTCCATGATACTGATTTTCTGCTATAATTGGTACAGTGGATTTTTGACAAAGCCCGGCGGCAGCGATGCCGCGGGGCTTTTGTTATACAGAGCTGCTTACAATTCGTAAGCGACCCGCAAAATATAATGCTCTGCCGGGTGCGCCCGGTGGGGCATTTTTTATTGGAGGATGCACAATGCCCAGGCGGAGCGACAAGAAAGATGCCGCCCGCGAAGAATACCTACGCCGTATGCGAGAAGACGGTGCGGTGAATCTTGCGGCGTTGGCAGAAGATGTCGGCGTGAACTATGACACGGTGCGCCGGTGGAAGTCCAAGGAAAAGTGGGACGAGCTGGAAGTGCCGCCCAAAAAGAAACGTGGCGGACAGCCTGGGAACCAGAACGCAGAGGGAAACCCCGGCGGCGGTGCCCCGCCCAGAAATAAGAACGCCCAGAAACACGGCGGCTATGCAGCGGTGTTTTTCGATCAGCTGACGGATGATGAAAAGTTCATCATGGACAAAACGCCGAAGACCGCTGTTAAAGCCCTTCGGGAAGAACTGGGCATTCTGAAAGTTCAGGAAAAAAGAATCCTCAGCCAAATCACAGTGCTGGAAAACGCGGATCAAGATGAACTGTACATCAGCACGCTGCTTGATATGCGAGTGCCGGGAAAGGTAAACGGCGCGAAACAAGACGGTGCAAACCAGAACATGGGTATGTACTCGAAGGAGAGCGCGTTCACCAGAAAGATGCATTTGCAGGAAGCCTTGAACAAGGTGGAGGGCAGAATTGCAACAATCATCGGAAAGCTACAGCAGGCAGAAGAAACCGAAGCCCGCATGAAGCTGGAACGTGAGCGGATAGAATTTGCAAAGGCCCGCGCAATTGGCGCGTTCGATGTGCCGGATGAAACGGAAGAGGATGCAGACAATGACCCTTTACACAAGTAAGGTTGTGGCGCAACACCTGAACCTCACGGAACGCCGTGTGCGGCAGTTGAGGGATGAAGGCGTGATCCGGGAAAAAAGACCGGGGCTGTATGATCTGGTGGACACCATGACACGCTACATCAAGTACATTGGCGCAGGGAGCAAAGCTGACCTGAACGATGAAAGAGCCAAGCTGACCAAAGAAAAAAGAATTGCGGCAGAAACGGAAAACCGGGTAAGGAAGGCTGAACTTCTGGAAGTGGGCGATGTGGAAAAAGCCTACTCCGCTATGATGATGAACTTTCGTTCCCGCATTCTGGCGCTGCCGCAAAAACTGGCACCCGCAGTTGTGGCGCTGGAAGGCGACGAACAGCAGGTGCAAGACCTGATCCAAGCGGAGCTGGAAGAAGCTCTGGAAACTCTGAGCCACGCCGAAGAAGCATTGGCAGAACCGGAGGATGGGGCAAATGAAGAAGCGGAAGAAAAAGACACGGGATAAAAACCCGTGCGCTGGCTGTGAATGGGGGTACGAACTGAATGAGCAGCAGGTGTATTGCCCGCTGCCAAGGTGCGTGAACCATGACAAAGAAAAGGAAGACTGTAGAGGTAGCCCCGGAAGTGAAGGAACTGTTTGCCCGGGTGCTGCTGAAACTGAAACCGCCGCCGAAGCTGACGGTCAGCGAGTGGGCGGATAAATACAGGAGAATGTCCCCAGAAGCTAGCGCAGGAACGGGGCGGTGGCACACGGACAATGCGCCGTATCAGCGCGCCGTGATGGATGCCATTGGTGATCCACATATCCGCATGGTGGTGGTCAAGACATCATCCCAGATCGGGAAGACGGAAATCATCCTGAACACACTGGGATATGCGATTGACTACACCCCAGCACCGACGCTGGTAATGCAGCCAACGGTAGAAATGGGACAAACATTTTCCAAAGACCGTCTGGCACCCATGATCCGCGATACCCCGGAACTGCGAAGAAAGGTCGACGCCAAGAGCCGCTTCTCCGGGAATACGATCATGCAGAAAGCATTTCCGGGTGGACACGTCACCATCGTTGGAGCAAACAGCCCGGCGGGGCTTGCATCCCGACCAATCAAGTTTGTTCTGGCAGACGAGGTGGACCGATATCCGGCATCGGCTGGCACCGAGGGCGACCCGCTGACGCTGGCAAGAACTCGCCAGACAACATACTGGGACAAGAAAACGGTGCTTGTCTCCACGCCAACCATAAAGGGCACCAGCAGGATTGAAAAAGCCTGGCTGGAAAGCACGATGGAAGAGTGGACGGTGCCGTGCCCGGAATGCGGTGAGTATCAACCGCTGGTCTGGGCAAATGTGGTTTTTGACCGGGAGAACTGGCCGCATGGCGGTGTGCAGTACCGGTGCGAATACTGCGGCTGCATTGCTGGTGAATATCGCTGGAAAGCACAGGGCAGGAAGGGAAGGTACGTTGCACTACACCCGGAACGGGAGGTGCGCGGCTTTCACCTGAATGTCCTTGCATCGTCGTTCTGTGCATGGTCCGGCATCGTTACGGAATTTCTTTCCGCAAAAGAAGCACTCGACCATGGCAACCCCGAGTTGATGAAGGCATGGGTCAACACCAAACTTGGGGAAACCTGGGAAGAGCGCGGCGAGAGCGCGGACGATATGGCACTGTACAGCCGCCGTGAAATGTACCCGGCAACCGTACCGGCTGGCGTGCTGGTGCTGACCTGCGGCATCGATGTTCAGGACGACCGTTTCGAGCTTGAACTGGTGGGCTGGGGAATTGGCAAGGAAAGCTGGGGCATCCGATATCAGAAGATATACGGCGACCCACTTAAACCTCAGATTTGGGAAGACCTTGATAATTTCCTACAAACACGCTGGCGCAGAGAAGATGGAGCGGTGATGAATATTCTTGCGGCGGCAATGGACACCGGCGGACACCATACGGATGCGGTTTACCGCTTCTGTCTGGAACGCTGGCAGCGTCACCTCTACGCTATCAAGGGACGCGGCGGTGTGGAAACAGTGTTCGTGTCGAAGCCGTCAACCGGCAACCGTGTGGGCGTACCGCTGTACACCATCGGCGTTGATAACGGCAAGACCATGGTATACCAACGTTTGAACGTTCAGACACCGGGTCCGAACTATTGCCACTTCCCATTGGATGAAGCGGCGGGATATGACGAAACCTACTTCAAGGGTTTAACGGCAGAGAAGCAAGTTGTGCGCTGGAAGAAGGGCAGACCCACGACGGCGTGGGAGTTGAAAGACCCGAACTACCACCGCAACGAGCCGTTGGACTGCCGAGACTACGCGCTGGCCGCACTGGAAATTGCAAACCCAGTGCTGGAAAACCCGGACGCGGAAACGGAAATGCTGGCGGTTCAGCATCCGGCAGGACGAAGAATTGTATCGGGAGGTATTGGATAAATGGCAGGAATCACGCTGGAACAGGCAGAAGCGAAACTTCAAACCTGGATGGAAGCGGAAGAAAAGATTGCCAGTGGACAGGGCTACTCCATCGGCGACCGCCGCCTGACCCGTGCCGACCTTTACACGGTCCGTGGCGAGATCGAATACTGGAACAACAAAGTGAAAGAACTGGAAACGACGGCAACGGCTGGAAGAAACAAAATGTACCGGTTTGTGCCGCGTGATATTTGACGGAGGACAGCATGGGCAAAATGAACCTCATGGATCGTGCAATTGCCGCTGTTGCCCCGGAGCGCGCCCTGCGCCGGGCGGTGGCGCGGGAAAGCCTGCACTTCATCAACTCCGGCTATGGGAACTACGGCGCGAGTACGACCAAGAAATCCATGCGAGGCTGGCTGTTTGCTGGCGGAAGTGCGAAAGAGGATATCGAAGATAACCTCAAAACGCTGCGCGAAAGAAGCCGCGACGCTTACATGGGCGTGCCAATCGCAACTGGCGCGCTGAAAACGATGCGCACGAATGTTGTTGCAAGCGGCCTGACACCATCACCGCAGATTGACGCGGACTTTCTGAACATGACACCGGAGCAGGCGAATGACCTGCAAACGCAGATCGTCCGGGAATTTTCACTGTGGGCAGACAGCCCGCTTTGCGATGCTGACCGGGTGGATAATTTCTACAAGCTGCAACAGCTGACCTTCCTTGCCTACATGATGAACGGTGATGCTTTTGCTGTGCTGCCGATGCGGCACAGTGTTGGACAGCCGTATGACCTGCGTGTGCAGCTGATCGAAGGTGACCGGGTGTGCAGCCCGGATCAGGATGACCGGTTGGCACCGTGTGTGGTGGATAACGTGTCCGTGCAAAGCATTGTGCAGGGCGTAGAGACGGACGGCAACGGTATGGTTATTGCTTACTGGATTTGCAATCAGCACCCATTGGCAAGTTTGTACGCTCTGCCGGAACCGCTGAAATGGCAGCGTGTGGAAGCCTACGGTGAAACCACAGGACGCAGAAACATCCTGCACATCATGAACCGGGAACGTTCCGGGCAGCGGCGCGGCGTGCCGCTGCTGGCACCGGTACTGGAAGCGTTGAAACAGCTTGGACGATACACGGATGCTGAGATCACAGCCGCAGTCATTTCGGCGATGTTTACGGTGTTTATCACAAAAGATAACCCGTCCATTGGCCGTCCGCTGGGCGAGGTGATCCCGCCGAACCAGCAGATCGATGCGGCAGACCGTGGCACAATTGAGCTGGGGTCTGGTGCAATCATCGACCTGAACCAAGGCGAGAAGGTGGAGTTTGCAGACCCGAAGCACCCGAACACGGGCTTTGATGCATTCTCTGCCGCTATCATCAAGCAGATTGCGGCGGCACTGGAAATCCCCAGTGAAGTGCTGATGAAGCAGTTCACGACGAGTTACAGCGCGGCGCGTGGTGCGCTGAACGAATTTTGGCGCACCTGCGATATGCAAAGAAGCTGGTTTGTGGACGACTTCTGCCAGCCTATCTATGAAGAATGGCTGACGGAAGCTGTTGCGACCGGACGAGTAAAAGCGCCGGGTTTCTTTGATGATCCGGCAATCCGAAAAGCGTATACATCCTGCACATGGAATGGACCGGCGCGAACCAACCTGAACCCGGTGCAGGAAGTAGACGCTGCTGTGAAGCGCGTTGCAGCGGGCTTCTCGACGGCGGATCAGGAAACCGCGACCATGAACGGCGGTAGCTATGCAGCGAACATCCGCCAGCGCGTCATTGAAGCGAGAATGAAAAAGGAGGTGGACGACATTGCGAATGAGGGAAACACCCCGAAAGGGAACGAACCGAATCGTGAATCAGGCGGGAATCCCGCAGACCCAAAAAATGAATAACTGTTTCTGGAAGTTCCGCAATCTGGCCGACGGCCAGAAAGCGGAACTTCTGCTTTACGGCAATATTTCTGAAAGCAGCTGGTGGGGCGATGAAGTTACGCCGAAACAGTTTGCGGATGATCTTGCCGCTCTGGGCGATGTGCAGGAAATTACGGTGTACATCAACAGCGGAGGCGGTGATGTGTTTGCTGCGCAGGCAATCGGAAACCAGTTGGAGCGGTCGAGCGCAACGGTGACGGTCCACATCGACGGTCTGTGCGCCAGCGCAGCGACGATTGTTGCCTGCCATGCAGACAAGGTAATTGCAGCGGCGGATAGCTGCTACATGATCCATCCTGCCAGCATGGGCGTCTGCGACTATCTGACGGCGGATGATATGTACGATTGTCTAAAAGCGCTGGACACCATCCGGGAAAACATTGTTACGCTGTATGCCAAGAAAACCGGCAAGAGCGCGGATCAGTGCGGCAAGTGGATGGATGAAACGAACTGGTGGACAGCCGCCGAAGCCAAGGAGAACGGTTTCATCGACGAAGTGGATGATGAAGAACCGGATACAGTTGTCGAAAACAGAAACGGTGTGCTGTTCGTAAACAGCATCGGGATGGGCCTGCCGTTTGATAAGGTCCCTGATTTTGTAAAAAGCCGCATGGGCAAAAAGCCCGGCGGCTTTTCTAATTCTGCAAATAATCCGGGAAAGACCGGAACACAGGAGGAAGAAACAATGGCTATCGAAAACAAGAACGACCTGGTGAAGACATACCCCGATATGGTCAACGAGATCAAGAAGGATGCCGCCGTGGATGCCATCAACCGTGAGCGTGCCCGCATCAAGGACATTCAGGACATGACCATGCCTGGAATGGAAAAGATCATGCAGGATGCCCTGTACGGCGAGAACCCCATGGATGCCACCCAGTACGCCAAAGAAGTTGCCAAGTTTGCCCGTAAGCAGGCGGAGGACAGAGCCAAGGGCCTGCACGACGATGCCCAGAACGGCGGTGCGAACGGCGTGAACAGCGTTGACCCCGGCAGCCAGCAGACGGACATCTATCTGGATGCCCTGCGTGCAGCTAGCAAGAAGCAGTAAGGAGGAAGAACCATGAGCATGAATCTGGCCCCTGAAAAGTTTTCCTACTCGCCGGAATACCTGCTGGCGGGCACTGACATTCGCGTTACCACGGCGGTGAAGAAGGCTGGCGTTAATCTGAAAGCGGGCGCGCCGGTCAAGCTGGACAGTAGCACTGGCAAGGTGTCGCCCGTCGGCAAGAGCGATGGTGTGACCACCCTGTACGGTATTGCCACCGAGGACTTCAAGGCTGACGAAGAAGCCGTGATCTATCTGACGGGTGAGTTCTTCGCTGACCGCCTGGCGCTGGAAACTGGCGTCACCGCCGCTTCTCTGGAAGTGGCATTCCGCAACATCGGCATTTTCCTGAAGTAAAGGAAGGAGGAAGAGAATATGCCTAATACGGTAAGCATTTATGATCCGCGCTATCTGGCAGAGGTTGTGAGACTGGCACCTCCGATCCACACTTTTATGCGCGACAGCTTCTTTACCAACAAGAAGACTTCTCCGACAGATCGCATCGACTTTGACCTGGTGAAGGGCGATCGTCGCATGGCTGCCTTCGTGCACCCCCGCAAGGGCGGCAAGGTTCTGTCCGCCAACGGCTATGAAACCCTGAGCTACAAGCCGCCCATGATTAACCCCTACGACATCACCACGGCAGACCAGCTTATGAGCCGCCTGCCCGGTGAGGAGTTGTACAGCGGCATGACCCCTGCCCAGCGCGCCGCGCAGAAGCAGATCGAAGAGTACAACCGCCTGAATGACGCAGTTGTACGCCGTGAAGAGTGGATGTGCGCACAGGCCATCATGACCGGCCGGATTCCCATTGTCGGAGAAGGCGTGAACGAGATCATCGACTTCGGTTTTACCAACACGAAGAAGCTGACCAGTACCGCGATGTGGGGCGCTGACAAGGCGGAGATCGTGAAGAACTTGCGTGAGTGGAAACGCGAGGTTTCCAAGAACGGCTTCTCCAACGTGGATATGTGCATCATGGGCAGCAAGGCTCTGGATCTGTTCCTGGATGATATGGACATCCGTAGCCGTCTGGACACCAAGAACTACGGCTTCGGCGTTATCAACGTGAAGGAGCTGCCCAATGGCCTGACCTACTACGGCCACCTGAACGACCCGTCCCTGGATATCTACTGCTACAATGAGTATTATCTGGACGACTGGACTGACCCGGAACACCCGGCCACGAAGCCTCTGGTGGACCCCAACAAGATCATCCTCATTAACCATGCGCCCAATTTCCTGATGGGCTATGGTCTGTGTACTTACCTGGACGATGCATCCAAACAGTGGGTCAGCGCTCAGACCGACCGCCTGCTGCGCTCCTATGTTGAGCATCACCCTGACCGCCGCATGATGGAAGTTCAGGCCCACCCGCTGCCCATCCCTGATAAGGTGGACAGCTGGATGGTTGTTGAGGTCTGCGCCGCAGACTAAAAGCGAAAATTCCCCGCCGCGCTGAACGGCGGGGAATGGCTTTTTTGAGGAGAGAAAATGTCCGATTTCAAGAAACTGCTGGAAGTGGATATTGATGCCGTGTTTCTGGATGATGATATTTTCGCAGATGAACATATCATCAATGGACAGAAGATGAAGGCCGTAATCTCCAATGATACGCTGAAAGAAAGCGGCGGACATTGGGAGGGCGGTGTCCGGCAGAGCTTTGGCACGCAGATTTACACTACAAGCAAAAAGCTGTATGTCAAGGCAGGGGACTTTGGCAAGAAACCGAAAATCGGAAATCCCATTCAGGTAGACGGTGCAGACTTGACGATCCAGAACTTTGACGAGCAGCAAGGACTTTATGTGATAACCATAGACCGGAGAAGGCAATGAGCTACACACGGTACAATGCCGACAACTTAACAATTGAGCTGATCGGAGAAAAGGACGTTGCAAACGCCCTGGGCAACCTTGGAAAGAAAGCACCTTTGGCTATCCGAAATGCGGTCAATGAAACCGCAAAGGATGCCCGCAAGGTGATGATCCGGGAAGCGAAAGCACGGTATGCAGTAAACAGCGCCGGTCGCCGCCACCTGAATGATTTAAAAATCAGGAAGAAGGCGAGGGTATCCGATTTAGGCGCAGAGCTGCACATTGGCGGACCGGGACAGAAAGACGCAATGAAAAATGATCTGGGCTATTTCAAAACTATCCCGTCAAGACCGTATGTCGGACAGGATGTGGCGAATGCCCCGGCACATTTCAGAGCGAAAGTTCTGAAATCTGGCAGCATGAAGCGGCTGACCGGCAAGGGAAACCTGAGTAAAGGCTTTCTGGTGGAGTTTGCCAGCGGGCACGTTGGCATGGTGCAGCGCGTCATTGGTTCCAGCAGCCATAACACGGTCACAAAGAAATCCGGCGCACCGCGCTGGCGGAACAAAGATGGCAACGTGGAAACGCTGCAAACCATGGGAAGCCCTTCGGCAGCGGCTATGCATCATGTAATCTGGGAACAGGTAGAGCCGGATGTGCAGGACACCTTGGAGAAGAAGCTTGAAGCGTCGATCCAGAAAACGCTTGCCAGAGCGGCAGCGAAGAAGGGAGCGAGGTAATGACAGAAGAAATGCTTGCCATGACCCCTTATATGATGCAGATTGCATTGAACCAGACGCTTCAAAAAATCTTCAAAGGAAAAACATACTGCGGACCCGGCGGGGAAAAGGAACTGAATTTCTTTGAACAAGACCTGCCCATCGACACAGGACGGGACGATGCTGTTGATACCCCAGCAGCATTTGCGCCCTACATCATTACAGAAATTGGTGATATGGATTCGCCGGAAGGCGACACGCCGATGGAAGTTGATGTGACAATGTACATTTGCGCGTATGACACCGGGCTAAAACGGCAGGGCTACCGAGATGTTCTGAACATTGCAACGGATATCATGAAAGGATTCAGGGCGGTGCCGAGGTTCGGCAGGGCGTGTACCGTACAGGGAAAAATCCGCGCACAGATGTCGAAGGACGACTATCACCCGTACTACTTTGGTGCTGTGCAAATGACCTGCACAGTCCCGAATGCAGACCCAGCAACAGACCCAGAGATAGAGGATATGGTATGAAAAACGAAGCAAGAACCCGTGTATACTGCGGACCTTCCGTCCGTGGCGTGGCGCGGCAGTACACAAGTTTCAGCGGGGAACTGCCTGAATCCATGAAGAGGTTTATTGAGCAGCACCCGATGGCAGAAAGCCTTATCGTTCCTTACGACAAGGTGGCGGAAACCCGTGCGCGGATGGAACAGCCCGAAGTTCAGGGCCAGCCCAAGACGGCAGAGCGGGTCATTTATGAGCAGCTCAAAGCAGAGCTGTAAGGAGGATAAACGATGGCATATCGTCATGGCGTATATGTAAGCGAAGTTCCATCCAGCGTAAAGGCACCGCTGGAAAGCGATGCTGGCGTTCAGGTGGTTGTGGGTGTGGCTCCGGTCAATTTGGCGGATGATCCTTACAATGCATCCAACGTGCCGCTGCTGTGCCACACGATGGCAGAAGCTAAAAGCCTTGTTGGCTACAGCAGTGACTTCAAAAGCTACACGATCTGCGGCGCTCTGTCTGCATCCTTCCAGATCGTGAATGTGTCCCCTGTGATCGTAATCAACGTTCTGGACCCCACAAAAACGGAGCACACCGCTGATGTTGTGGAGCGCTCTTTTCAGGTGAACAGTGGTTCCGTTCAGCTTGATACCATCGGCCTGCTGCTGGATAAGCTGGTGGTCAAGGCTGATGATGTGGCGCTGAAAAGCGGCACCGACTACACCGCCGCATTCAATGATGACGGCACGGTTACACTGGTGATCCTGCCGTCCGGCAAGGGCGCGGGCAAGTCACAGGTCACGGTTTCTGGCAAGCGCATTGCCCCGGAAAAGGTGACGGGCGCTGACATCATCGGCAGCGTGGACGCAGCGGGCAAGGAAACTGGCATGGAATGTCTGCGCCAGATTTTCCCCAAGCTGGGCATTGTGCCCGGCAACCTGATTGCTCCATGGTTCAGTAAGGACCCGACCTGCGCGGCTATCATGCAGGCGAAGACCACGATGCTCAACGGCATTTGGCGGCTGTTCTGCTGGGTCGATCTGGACAGCTCTGCCACCGGCGCACAGAAGTATTCCGATGTGCGGACCCAGAAGACGAAGCAGGCACTTACTTCACCCAACTGTGCAGCTGTTTGGGGCTGCCCGAAGGTTGGCGAGGTGCTGTACAGCCCGACCGCATTTGCTGCGGCATACATTGCCCGGCAGGATGCGGAGAACGATGGTATTCCCATGCCGCCGCAGTCCAACATTGCAGTTGCCGCAACGTCGATCTGCACGGAGGACGGCAAGGAAATTCTGCTGGATCTGGATCAGGCAAACGAGGTGAACGGCAATGGCATCGTCACCTTCCTGAACTTTAACGGGTTCAGGCTGTGGGGCAATAACACGGTCGCCTATCCGAACAACACGGACCCGAAAGACCGGTTCATTTCTGCCCGGCGGTTCATGAGCTATGATGACAACAACTTCATCCTCACGAACTTTGGCAATGTGGATATGCGTGCCAATCCCCGCCTGCGTGAAGCGGTGATTGACCAGCAGAACACCATCGGCGCCAGCTACATTTCCGCTGAGATTTGCGCCCGGTATGAAATGATGTTCCTTGCAAGTGAGAACACCGACCAGACCCTTGCTGATGGCAAGCTGTACTTCCACAAGTATCTGGCAATGTATCTGCCCGCAGAGGATATCGAATCCATCACGGAGTTTGATATCAACGCCATCACCAAAGCGATGACGGCATAAGGAAGGAGGGGAAACTATGAGCAGCCTTTACGTTCCTGATAAAATCGCAAAGTTCAATGTATACTCCAACGGCCGCAAGATCGGCGTGACCAGCAAGGTTGATACGCCCGAGTTCAAGATGAAGACCAGCACCATGTCCGGCGCTGGCGTGAGCGGCGAGATCGATAGCCCGACGCCGGGCCAGTGGGAAACAACAGAGCATGAAATCCCGCTGGCCCTTCTGGACAACGATATGGCCTACCTGTTGCAGCAGGGCATGAATGTGAACCTGACCTATCGCGGTGCACAGCAGGTGGCACTTCGTTCTGGCGGTTCCGCAATGCGCCAGATGCGCATTGTGGAAGGCGGCATGGTCAAGGGCTTCAAGGGCGGTTCGCTGGAAGCAGGCAGCCGGATGGAAGCAAGCGTGACCATTGAAACCACGCGCTACAAGATGGAGTGCGGCGGTGAAGAGCTGATCGCTGTGGACAAACTCAACGACATTTACCGCGTAAATGGCGTTGATATGCTGGCAGACCTGAAACTTATGACCTGATGAACGGCCACCCTGATTTTTTTCGGGGTGGCTGATTTTTTGAAAAGAAAGGATAACCCGAAATGGAAAATGTGATCGAACTGAAAAAGCCGTATGTCTTTGAGGACGAAGAATACACCAGCATCGACCTGTCCGGTCTGGACGGTCTGACCATGCAGGATGCCATTGATGCGCAGAAAGAAGTCATCGGCAACGGAGAAGATCAGGTCATCTTGTATGCGCCGGAAGCATCGCAGGCATTTCTGGACGAGGTGGCCGCCCGCGCATCCGGCAAGCCGGTGGAGTTCTTCAACGCTATGCCCATCGCTATGTGTTCCAAAGTGCGCACAGCGGTTCAGGAAGCTTTTGCCGTGAAAGATCAGGCAAAGGACGGCGTAGTCGTTCTGGATAAGCCTTACAGTTTCAAGGGCGAAACTGTAAGTGAAATCGATCTGTCCGGTGTAGAAGAGCTGACCAGCATTGATGTTTCCAAGGCGGAAAACGAAGTGCTGAAAACCGGAATCTACTCCGTGAACATGAAGAACTTCTTTGCCTACTCCTGCGCTCTGGCCGCCCGCGCATCCGGCAAGCCGATGGAGTTTTTCACGGGTCTGCCGCTGCATGAAGCGGTGAAGGTTCGCGGTACGGTGAACGCTGCAAGTTTTTTCGAGTAAACGCCAGCGCGAAATCGCTGCGTAAACTTGCCGTTGCAGCAGCCAGCGCAACACACACGGGCATTGACTTCTTTATGGGAATGCCGGTCACGGAATTTCTTGAAACCTGCAAAGACATACAGGAGATGCAAGAGCAATGGCAAAAAGCAACGCGCTAGAACTGAGCATCCGCATTGCGGGTAAAGTCGATAACTCGCTGACAGCGGCAATCAAAACTGCCAAAAATCAGACTTCGGGGCTGGCGCGGGGCGTGAGCACCTTTGCGAAAACTTCCGCCGCTGCGCTGGTTGGCGTGACGGCGGCTGTGGTGGGTGTGGCTGCTACCTGCGGGAAACAGGCGGCGGACGTGGAAAAGGCAATGGCGCAGACCAGAACGCTGCTGACCGGCACCGCAGACGAAACGAAAGCCCGCACGGCGGAACTTACGCAGGATGTGATGAACATTTCCCGCGTAACGGGCAGGGTATCGACCGAAATCGCTGCTGGTTCCTATCAGGTCATTTCTGCGTTCCAGGACACAGCCGATACGGCAAGTATTCTGGAAACCGCAACGAAGGCGGCAATCGCAGGTCAGGCGGAAACCGTGGACACGGTAAACGCACTGGCTGCCGTTACGAAGGCATATGGGGACACCTCTGCGCGGGCTGTCACCCACGTTTCCGATCTGTCCTTTGAAACGATCCGACTTGGACAAACAACCATGCCGGAACTGGCAAACGGAATCCAGAAAGCGTCTGGCTCCGCCGCTGCCCTTCACGTTTCACAAGAGGAATTGTATGCCGGATTCGCAACCTTGACCGGTGTTATCGGCAATACCGATACCGTGGGTACAGCTCTGAACACCCTGTACACAAAGATGCTGAAACCGTCCAAGGCACTATCAAAGGCCGTGGAAAGTCTGGGCTACAAGTCAGCCTATGCAATGGTTCAGCAGGAAGGCTTGGGCGGAACTATTAAGAAACTGGGGCAGTACGCAGGCGGTGACGCAACGAAGTTTGCTGCCCTGTTCTCCATGCGTGATTTGAAAGCCGCACAAGGCATCCTGAACACCATGGATGTGTACGAGCAGAAACTTTCGGAATTACAGGATGCGGACGGCGCAACAGACCGAGCATTTATGACCAGCATAAACAACTGGAATGATATGTTTGGCATTGCTTCCAACAAGGTATCTGTCTTTGCGCAGCAGGTCGGCATGAAACTGTTGCCATACGCGAAAGATTTTTTATCGGACGCTATGCCAAAAATCGACAGCCTGATGGACACAGTGCTGGCAGGCATCGACAAAATCATGCCGAAAACTGAAGCACTGTTCAAGTACCTGTCCCAAAATGGGCCGCAGGTGGCAGGCATCGCTTCGGCGGTGGCTGCTGCATGGGGCGGCATGATCGCTGCCCCGAAAATCGAATCAGGCGTGAAAGGCGTTGCCAGCTTTCTGTCCTCTGGGATGGGAAAAGCAAAAGGAGGTGGCGCAAAACTCTTTGGAAAGGCAAAGGGATTTGGCGGTTCAATGCTGGCAAGTATCAAAGACTTCCGTGCAAATCCGGGACTTTTCCAGTCACTTCCAATCTTCGGGTGGGCACAGAATGTGAAAAACATTCCGCAAAACGCCATTCAATCCATGATGGCAGCGGCAAATCCAGCAGGAACGGCAACTGCAACAATCGGCAACGTGCTCGGAGCTGGACTTGGGGCGGTATTCGGAAAGAGCGGCTTAAATGTTGGAGCGGTAAAAACGCCGCTTGCAGCTATGGGCAAGGTGTTCCTTGGAATGCTTAGTTCCACCGGTCCGGTCATCGTGGCGATTGGCACCATCATCGCGTTGTTCAGCATTCTGGGCGACCACTTGGACAACATCCGGGGACTTGTGCAGAACACCTTCGGCGAACAGGGCGTTGCGGTTTTTGATGGCTTTGTTGGCGCAGTGCAGAACGTCGGCGCTACGATTCAGCAGGCGCTTTCACCGGAAGGACTGGCAGGCATCAAAGATTTTATCACGCAGACATTTGGCGAGGGCGCAGGCAACGCCTTCGGAATGTTTATCCCGCTGATCCAGTCGGTGGCTGGCATTGTAGGTCAGCTGGTAGACTTGGGCGTGAACTACCTGAAACCGCTGATTCTGGAAGTCTTTAACTTCATGACGACGCAGGCACTTCCTGCACTGATTCCGCTGCTGGCATCGGTGGTGTCGTTGGTCGGCACAACGCTGGTGAATGCGGTGAAAGTCGTGGTCGGCATCGTGCAAACGCTGCTGCCCATCGTGGAACCGGTCATCATGGGAATTATCAGCCTGATCCAGAGCATTGTTTCTGTGACGATCAAGGTCGTCAACGGCATCATTGGTGCACTGAATAAAATTTCAGTGCCAGTCCCGGACTGGGTGCCCGGCATCGGCGGAAAGACCTTCGGCTTTAACTTGTCTGAAGTCGCCATGCCACAGTTTGCACAGGGCGGCTTTACCAACGGACCGTCTATTGCGGGTGAAGCTGGAACCGAAGCAGTTATTTCCTTCCAGCGCGGTGTACGGCAGCAGAACATTGATATCTGGCGCATGGCAGGACAAATGCTGGGCGTGCAGGACAATGACGGCAGTATGCCGCAGATCGTGTTCTCGCCGAACATCACAATTTCCGGCGATGCTGACCCGGCGGAAGTGACCCGAAAGACGAAGGAACTGTTCAAGCTGTTCGAGCAGTTTTTGGATCAGTATTTCAGAAAACATAACAAGGTGGCATACAGCAGGTGAGGTGACGGACAGTGCCGTACATAACGGTGAGTGGTGACACGTTTGACGTGATCGCCAAGAAAGTTTACGGCGATGAATACTGCGCCGATATCCTGATGCAGGCAAACCCGGAACAGGTCGGAACTTTTCGATTTGATTCCGGGGTCGTTCTGAAAACCCCGGCACTTACGGAGGAACAGAGCGGTAGCCTGCCGCCGTGGAAGGTGAGCTGATGGAACCGAGAAGCGCAAGCGTGAAGCTGATCTATAACGAACAGGACATCACAGAGGATATTTCGGCAGATATCGAAAGCATTTCCTACGAAGGCAATGCGGCAGATAACAGCAACAGCGTGAGTGTGACCATCAATGCGATGGAAGACAAATGGCTGAATAAGTGGATGCCCACAAAAGGCTCAACACTGGATGTAACATTCTTTACCCACAACTGGCCCGATGAAGGACAGGAAGGGCAGATGAACGGCGGTGTTATGACGGTGGACGATATCAGCTACAGTGATGCCCCTTGTACCATGACCATCAGCGCCACGGCGAAACCAAACGATACCGATTTTTCGGAGGAAGACCGGGAATATATCTGGAAAAACACCAGCGTCAAGAAAATTGCTCAGACGATTGCCGGGCGGTACTCGCTTGAACTGGGGTTTGATGGAAAGGACGCAGAAATCGTAAAGCGAGAGCAGAAGGCGACGGACAGTGCTTTTCTGAACGAGCTTTGCAAAGACTACGGCCTGATCCTGAAAGCGTACTCAAAGAAGCTGTGGATTTATGACCGAGAAGCTTACAAGCAGAAAAAGACGGTGGCGACCATCGACCGGGCGGACATCGTGCCGGGGTCGTTCAGTTTTAGTGATGGGTTCGATGGGACATACACGCATGGTATCTGGGAGTATTCCAACCAGACCAAGAAAATCAAAATCAGGGCGGAGATCGGCAAGAACGGCAGGACAAAACGCATATCCAAATATGCGTCCAGCCCTGCCGATGCAGAACGCCGTCTGCAAGCCGCGATGGACAATGCGAATCACGGCGCAACGAAAATCAAGTTCAAACTGGCTTTGGCGCAAATCGAACTGTGCGAGAGCCAGACCATCGAGATTACAGGATATGGAAAGCTGTCCGGTAAATACTTCATCGACAAGGTATCACCGGATTATAGCAGGGGCGGAGGAATGGATCAGTCCTTTGAATGCAGCAAAATCCCCGGAGCCGAGGAAGACAAGGACGAAACCAACGGCAAGGAGGTCACGCTGAACAATGCCCCGCTCTACTACACCAGCGTGGACAAGAAGCCGGTCCGCAAGGTGAGCGGAAAGTATTTCCTGTATGACGGTATCAATGTGGCAGGGCGATACCGGATCACGAACCTTGCTTCCCGCTGCGGCAAAACGCCAGTGGGGAAGAATGTGACCGGTTGGGTCGATGCAAAGGACATTGGGGGTGTTACCTGATGGCAGATACGATCCGCTTCGGCAAGGTGTCAAACATCAACTACGAAACCGGCTGCATGGAAATCGTGTACGAAGACCGGGAAGACAGCGTGACGGACATGATCCCGATGCTGGCAAATGCCAGGTACAAGATGCCGAAGGTCGGAGATACCGTTGCAGTGGCGCATAATTCCAACGGATCAGAAGAAGGCGTGGTGATGGGCACTGTCTTTGGAGAAAATGAAAAGCCCCCGGAGGGTGACAAAAACCTTTACCGGCAGGACTTCGATGACGAACCGGGAAAGTGCTATTTCCGCTATGACGGAAAGAAAGCTACCTTCAACAATGAGGGCGACACGAAGTCGGAAACCAAGAAGAACAAAACGGAAACCGTTGACGGAAATGCTGAACTGGAAGTGAAAGGAAAGCTGACCGTGAAAGTGGGAAGCTGCACCGTCACGATTCAGGGCGGCACCGTTCAGATCGTGGGCGGTTCTCAAATCAGTATGAATGCACCCACCATCACCATTGATGGCGGAACAGTCAACATCACAGGTGGTGGCGGCGATGCGGTAATCAGCGGGATCAGTCTGGTAAACCACACGCACAAGTATACGCTGCCGCTCCATGCCGGAGGCATGGGCGATACAGTAAAGCCGACGTAAACCGCAGGAGGGCACAGTATGCAGGTTGGGTGCTTTGGCAATCTGGTTTTCTCCGTGAACAGCAAAAAAGTGTTCACGCTGGAAAATATTCAGGGCAGCACCGGCAGTGAATGGGCAACACACAACACCACCGGAGGAAAGCCAAAAAGCGAGAAGACCGGGGAAAAGCTGATGTCGTACAAGTTTACGGTCACGCTGGATGCACAGTTTGGAGTGAAGCCCCGCGAAATGCTGACCACAATCCAGCAAATGGCCCAGAACGGCACGGTTGATTACCTCATCATCGGAAACGAACCGGTCGGGATGTGCCTGTTCAAGCTGACGGACGCTTCCGACAAGTGGGATTGCGTAACATCCGGTGGGCGGCTGGTACGCTGCAAGATCGACTTATCATTTGAGGAATACGCATGATACTGGGAGAAGCAAAAATTGAACTTGCATCATCCAACATGGATGATGCAGAGGATATCTGCGAATGCCTGAAAGTGCTGTACTCTGCAAGAACCGGAGAGCAGGGACTTGACCGGGACTTCGGACTTTCCATGGATGCCGTAGACCGGCCTATGAGTGCCGCAAAAGCGCTGATGGCGGCAGAGATCGTTCGCAAAACAAAAAAGTATGAACCCCGCGTTGAGGTGGTCCATGTGGAATGGGACACCTCAAAAGAGGGACAGGGAATCTTAATTCCGAAGGTGGTGCTGCGAAGTGTCTGAAATTGCCCAGCTTAAAGACCTGCCGGATATCAGTTTTATCGACAACCTGACCATGAAGGAGGTTGAAGAACTGACAAAGAACGGATTCAGCCAATCCATGCAGGGCGCGACCGGGCAGACACCGGTTATTTATCCCGCGAGTGTCCCAGCGCTGGTGCTGAAAGCTATGACGCTGCTTGGATATCAAATCCTGCAATACGTTGATGCCGGCCCGAAACGGATGTTGCTGAAATATTCGGCACACGACGATCTGGACGACCTGGCCGGAAACTATGGCTTGATCCGTCGCCCTGCTGAAAAGGCGAAGGTAACGATCCGGTTTACACTGTCTGATGCAAAACAGCCCGGCGCCGTAGGCATTTCGGCGCAGACCCGCGTTAGAACGCAGGATGGCATTTATTTTGCCACGACGGAGTATGCAGAGATCACGCCCGGTTCGCAGTATGCGGACGTAGAAGCAGAAGCGGCAGAAGCGGGAGCGGCGTGGTCCGGCATCGAGAAAGGACAGATCAATCAGCTGGTAGACCCCATCCCCTATGTTGCATCGGCGGTAAACGTTACCGCCAGCAGCGGCGGTACGGATATCGAAAGCGACGATTCGCTGACAGAGAGAACCTATCTGGTGCCCTCTACATATTCCTGTGCTGGTCCACCGGACGCTTATGAGTATTTCGCCAAGGCATGGCGAAACGACGTAAAAGACGTTTCCGTACAAAGCCCATCACCTTGCGTGGTGGACATTTATTTTACATTACAGGATGGAACCCTGCCGAGCAAGAGCGATTGTGACAGCATGGAAGAAAATTTGCGCGATGATGCACGCCGACCTATGACGGACTATGTGAACTGCAAAGCCCCGACCGAGATCGAGTACAGCATTGACGTAACCTATACCATTGCCCGTAGCAAGTCAAAGATTGCGGTCACGGTGCAGAACGCGGTGAATGAAGCCGTTGAAACCTACAAGGTGTGGCAGCGCACCATGGGCAGGGACATTGACCCGGCGGAACTGATTGCACAAATCAAGAACGCCGGGGCAAAGAAGGTGAAGATCACTGCGCCGACCGACGTTGTGGTGGGCAGCGCTGAGATTCCGAAGCTGACCACCTGCAAGGTTGTTTACGGAGGATTGGAAGATGACTGATCTTCGCAATGCCCAGCTGACCGACCTGCTACCGAAAAGCGTTGCAGAACAGCAATGGGTGCAGTCTGTATCGGATGCATGGCACGATCTGACACTTCTGATCTTAGATTTTGCAGACAATGCGAAGGTTTATACCGGTATCGACCAGGCATCGGATGAATTGCTGGATATCCTGGCAACACAGTTCCGGGCACCGCGCTACAGGCAGGACTACGACATTGAAACGAAACGGCGGCTTGTAAAAGCATCGCTGCCATATTACATGACCGTTGGCACGAAAGCTGCTGTGGAAGATGTAATGCGTGACCTGTACGGTGACGCGACTGTGCGAGAATGGTTCGAGTACGACGGAACGCCGGGCTGCTTCCGAATCAAGATTAAGGCAGAAGGCCCCATCGACATTGAGGAAATGCTGGACATTCTCAGCCATGTGAAGCGGGCAAGTGCCCATCTGGATATGTTGCAGCTTTCCACAGAGGAAATGCACAAGCTGTTCTTTGGTTTTGCATCGGTTGCCGTGGGAAAGTGGTCTGGCGTGACGGCAGACGGAGAGAGCGTATTCAGCTGGCTTGTAGATGCGGAAGAAAACGCTCTTCTGGACGCAGACGGGAACATCCTGACAGACTAAAGGGGGAAACGATGTTTTTTCCAAGTTTGATCCTGACCAATGCGGGCAGAGCTTTGATCGTGAAAGCTCTGAATGGCACCGCAATCAATTTCACGAAATTTGCGCTGGGCGATGGTGTTGCGCCGGAAAAACCGCGTGACCTGAAAAATCTTGTGCATCTGGTAGCCAATATGCAGATCAACAGCATTGAGCTGTCCGCAAACTGCGCCGTGCTGGAATCCACCTACACGAACAGCGGTCTGAAATCAAAGCTGATTGCCCGGGAAATTGGTATCTTCGCCAACGACCCGAACGATGGAGAAATCCTGTATGCGTATGCCAATGCAGGAAACGAAGCCGCCGTTGTGCCGCCGGAGAGCGGCGACATGACGGTACAGGAAACCTTCCACATGGTAGTTGCGGTTGGTGATGCAGAGCAGGTAACGGCGACACTGGGCGAGTATTCCGGTTATGCCAGCAAGAAAGACCTGAAAGACCATATCGACGACCACAACAATCCGCACCATGTTACGGCAGAGCAGGTTGGTTTGGGCAATGTGCCCAATGTCACCCCGACGAACCAACAGCCGGTGTTCTCAAATGGCTACATTACGAAGGCAGATGGCTCTTACGACGTGCAGAATATCGCTTCCGGCGAAAAGCTGGGAAACATCCTGCGGAAAATCCGCACGGCAATCGCTGCCTTCATCGCACACCTTTCGGCAAAGAACCCGCACAACATTTCCGCTGCGGATATTTCAGCCGCAGCAAAGGACCACAAGCACAACGCGGATGATGTGACCAGCGGAACGTTCCCTATTTCTCGCGGCGGCACCGGTGCCCAGACCGCAACACGGGCGCTGGTGAATCTGGGTGCAATGCCAACGACTGGCGGCACCTTTACGGGCGCGGTGCGGTTCCAGCAGCCTACATACTTCGGTGGTGACAACACCTACTACATCACCGCTGACGGCACGGCGAACTTCCGCAAAGTGTATGGTGCGGTCTATAACGACTACGCCGAATGGTTTCCCCGTGGGTGCGATACCAAGCCGGGAGATATCATTGCGCTGGATGTGAGCAGTCAGACAGAACGGTATATCAAGGCGATTGGAAAGATGGATCGCGTTGTGGGCGTGCACACGGACGAATATGCATACCTGATTGGCGGCGATACGCCGGACGAGAAAGACGACAACTTCAAAGCTAACATAGAAAAGTATATCCCCGTTTCCCTTGCAGGGCGCGTCAGAGTGCGCGTGACCGGCAGGGTGAAGACCGGGGATTTAATTTTGCCTTCGGGTACGCCTGGCATTGGCCGGGCGGCCTGCGCAGGGGAGTTTGCTCCGGCGGAATGCATTGTCGGCTATGCGGTGGAAGGCGACGACCGGACGGATGAACGCCGCATTCGTGTCCGGGTGAGGGGGTGAGAGGATGCCGGAGAGAGGACAGTTTATTTCCGACGAAGATTTTCTCGCCCTGAAAAGCCTGATAGACGCAGAGATCGGTCGGCGCGGCAAGACAGAAGGCACCGCACAGGGACAGTCCGTTGGCAGCATGGCGGCATATAGGGGAACGGCGTACCAGTACAATGTGACCCCGGCGGATGGCGTGAGCGTGGATGCAGAACACATCCAGAAAATCACCCGTCTGGTGGATGCCGTTCAGGGCAGCACAACGACCCCGGAGCGGGGAGACCAGGTTGCAGCATCGGGGCTTGCGCAAGCAGCGGCAACGGTAAGCACACTGAGCAATATCCCGGAAACTGCAACAGCGACCGGGTGCAGCGGGCAGTGCACGGGGCTTTGCTCCAATGGATGCAACACGTCCTGTACCAGCTGCACCGGCAGCTGTGGCGGAGGGTGTGTAGGAACTTGCCGGGCAAATTGTGCGAATGACTGCACGGCTACTTGCAGGGGAACTTGCCAGGGGTCGTGTAGCAACACCTGTTTAGGAAACTGCACAAATACCTGCAACACGACCTGCACGGCAAGCTGCGCAAATGACTGCACCAATGGCTGCAAGACGGGCTGCAAGGGAGGATGCAAAGGCGGCTGTGACGGCTGTTCCGGCAGCTGCTCCGGTAGATGCGACGCCACTTGCGCAGATGATTGCACAGGACGGTGCGTTGATAAGTGCGATTCGTATTGTGCGTCAAGCTGTCAGGATAGCTGTAGAGGTGTTGGATGTCTTGCGAACTGTAAAAGCGGCTGCTCTGACAGTTGCGAAGGTGACTGCAACAGCCATTGCGGAGCACAGTGTACAGATAACTGCGATAGTACCTGCAATGGATGCTCTGGAAGTTGTTCGGGCGGCTGCACAAGCTGCTCGGGCTGGATTTTCTGAGAAAGGAATGTGGAATGGATATCTGTTTTGAAAACAACAACGATGGACGGTCGGAAAAATGGTACACCCAAAATCTTCCGTTGCTGAAAATCCAGACATACGAAACAGTCAACCCGGAGGACTGGCAGGGGCTTCTTGCTGATACTCCGCCCGGCATGGAGAAAGTTTTCTGGTGCATCGGATGTGCCGGTATGTTCATGGTGAACACGGAAGATAAGTTCGATGTGTGGTGCGCATACTGCATCACAGTCGCACAGTCTGTAGTGACAGCCTGCGGCGAAGACGCGGACGAAGACCGGATTTACCTGATGGGCTTTGGTCTGGCAGCCCGGACGTTCAACTTTGCGGCACACCCTGTCCGAAGAGGTGAGTGTGATCCTGCACCGTTCATCAAGGCGGCTCAGTATGAATGCAAAGACGATGTGGAGTTTTTCTCTATGTGGCACCTGCTTGTTGTGCTGATCGAACTGCTGCGGGTGAGCGAAACGGAAGATATGCACGATATGGTTTCGGCCATGGTCAAGATGAATCGGGTTCGCGCAAGATACCGTCAGGCGGCGGACAAACTGCCGAAACGGGATGCACAGTAAGGAGTACGGCATGAACATGAATAATATCAAGATCACCACACAGGAAAGTGAAGCAGTGGAACGTGCATACTACGAAGCGCAGTCCTACGAAGCACTGATGGCGATTCTATCCCGCCAGCTGAACGCTGGCGCAAATACGATGATTGCTGATATGCTGCACTACTACGCAGGACTGTGCCAGAAAGCGCAGATGAAGCTGAAGATGGTGCAGGACAAGGTGTTGGCGCGGTACATCGACCCGGAAGAAAACCCGAACCTGATCGTGCACTTTGACTTTGAGCGGGAGGAGGTACACCCCGTTGAGAACGAAAAAGTATGAGGACTACGGGAACACCGTCCAACGCTTATATGGCCGGGACAGACGGGAGTGCGGAAGCATCTGCCGAAACATCACATTCCAGATCACAAACGCCTGCAATCTGCGGTGTTCATACTGCTATGAGCACCACAAGTCTACCGAAAAAATGACGCTGGAAACTGGAAAGAAAATCGTGGACTACATCCTGAATCTGTATGAGGATGGCACGTCCGATTTTGTGAACCGGGACACCAAAGCCCTGATCCTAGATTTCATCGGCGGTGAACCCCTGCTGGAAGCGCCCTTGATTGAAAAAATCTGTGATTATTGGTTTGCGGAATGCTGGCGGCGCAAAATTCCTCTGGCACCGTTTACCAGGATCAGTTTTGCGACCAACGGGCAACTGTGGTTCTCCCCGGCGGCGCAGCACCTGCTGGAAAAGTACCATAATCTTATGTCGGTTACAGTGTCCATTGATGGCGTGCAAGAGCTGCACGACCGTTACCGCATCGACGAAGACGGAAACGGCAGCTTTTCTACCGCGTGGGCAGCATTTCAGGACAGCAAGCGGAAGTATGGCTGGCTCAACAGCAAAATGACCTTCGTGCCCGGCTCCATCCAGTACATTGCATCCAGCATGAAAATGATGCTGGATGCCGGGTGCAGGCACATTGCCGGGAACTGCGCCTACGAGCCAATGTACACGGACGAGGACGGCAAGGCGCTGTACAAGCAGCTGAAAGAGGTTTCGCGGTACGTCATCAAGAACGGCTGGGACGTGGCGATTGCCATGCTGGATGAACAGATCGGCGATGCAGAACAGAACGACCGAAACTTCTGCGGCGGAACCGGCTCAATGCTGAGTTTTGCCCCGGACGGGTCCGCATATCCCTGCATCCGGTATGCGCCTATCTCTATTGGCAAAGAGAAGGCAGATCGGGTGTGTCTGGGCGATGTGCAGGAGGGCGGTCTGTATGCCACGGATCAGCAGCGGCAGGTGAAGGAAGAACTGGATGCAATCACCATGAAATCACAGTCCACGGAAGAGTGCATCCATTGCCCGGTATCTTCCGGGTGCGGCTGGTGCAGTGGTTTGAACTATGAAATGTTCGGAACTGCAAACCGCAGATATACCGGAATCTGCAAAGTTCACAAGGCGCGTGTGCTGGCTGTGTGCTGGTATTGCAATATGCGCAGTATAGCTCTGGGCGATACCGCACCGAAGAAGGTGAATCTTCCCTACGAGGAAGTGGCGCGTCTGATCGGTGAGGATGAAGCCGCAGAGCTGAAAGCCATTGAGAAGGAGGCGGCAGAGAAATGGGCATGGCAAGTCTGGCAGACAAAGCCTTAGCAGAAACGTTTGAAAGTGCGGACTATGTGATCGTGGTTCGGAAACGAGCAGACGGAAAGAACGATCTCTACCGTGCCACCCCGGCACAGATCGCAAAAGTGGTGGGCGAAACCTTGCAGGTGCCGGGCATCAAAGCAAACCTGAATGCTTTGAAGTTGACCGCTTCGGACGATGGGCGCGGCGTGGTGACGCTCTCTCTGGGAGGTAAGACGGAATGGCAAACGTAAAAATCGTAAGAGCGACCTACCTTGTCATTGACGGCACCACCTATAAGCTGATCGATGAAGATGTGCCGAACTGGGCAAAGGAACTGTTGCCGGATAAGACACTGAAAAAGGAAGGCTCTGCCGCCGATGCGGCAGCCACCGGAAAAAGACTGGAAAAACTGGAAGGGCTTCCGTACTTCTTTTATGACGAAGCCGGTCGCTTGACCTTTGATGATGGACAGGAGGAATAAACATGACAAGAACTCACATGGCATCCGATGAATCCTTGCAGCAGATTTTTGCTGCGGTGTCCGGTACCACCATGGCGGCGGCGGGCGATGGCCGTACCGCCGTTCTGGCAACCGGCAATGAAGATACCATCGACCGGTACTATAACGCGCTGGCTCAGAAAGTGACCACGGCACGGGAAATGAACGTGCTGTTCGTAGACTGGTGGACGGCGAACTGGAATCCGAACACCAGCACCTATAACCGGATGCTGGAACGTTGGTTCGGCAATGTGCTGGACGACAGCCGCGTGCATGGCGTAAAGTTCCCGCTGTTCAGCACATCCAACACCGCAATCGGTGAGCTGACCGACGACAGCGTGGGCCTGTCCTGCACCCCGTCCACCGCCGCAGAATCCGGCAAGGATGATTTTGCCGGTCTGCCGCAGTTCTGGTGCGTGGAAGTGGCGGCAGAAAAGAACGAGGACGGCAGCCACACGATCTACGCTTGTCAGTACATCGACGATGACGACTTTGTGCGCAGCACCAATCATCTGGTCTGGGTGTTGCAGAAGAATACCTATGTGCGTGAGCGCAACGAGGGCGGCTACCGCATCCTGCGTATGCGCTGCCACCCGTCCGGCGGTTACGAGCAGTGGCCGCAGGGCACCGACCGTACCGGCAAGACCTATCCGTACATTGCAAACCCGAAGTATTTCGCCGGTATGCAGGATGACGGCAAGATCGGCGGTCACACGGGTTTGGCGCCGGTGAACTACAAGAGCCACACCCAGCTGGTGCAGCTGTGGCGTGCTCGTGGTAGCCAGTACGCCGGTGCATCCGGCAACCTGCTGAAATGGCAGGAGCGCATGATCCAGCTGAAGTATGCACGCAAGGGCAACAGCGGCACCATTGAGGGTTGCACTTCCTACAGCTACCAGTACACTGCCGCCATTGATGCAGAGGGCGTGAACTACTTCCCGGTGACGACCGAGCAGGCCGCAAACCTGCTTATTGATTCCTACGTTGCCATTGGCACCCACACGAAGAGCACGACCGACCGTAACGATGCCACCATGCATGACATCCAGACCGAAGCCCGCATTACCCGCATTGAAGACATCAACGTGGACGGAACGGGCTACAAAGCAGTCTACGTTGATACCGGCGATACCTGGAATGTGGTCAAGGGGCAGACGATGCTGTCCACTATGCCTTATGGCAGCGGTTATAACGACAGCGTGCGCGGCAACGATGGCTCGCGCACCAACTACACCAACGGCAAAGAACCTGGCTTGATCCAGAAGACGGAGTTCCAGAACGGCGCATACCTGATCGTGGCGGATGAACTGTGGCAGTGGGGCAAGGATGGCGACGGCAATTACACCTTTGACATCTACACCTGCCACGATCAGACGAAGGTGACGACCGATGGTTCTATCTCTGCTGACTACACGAAGCAGGAAGACCTGACGCTGACCTTCCCGGAAGGCACAGCCAACGCATGGCAGTATATCGAAGATACGGCAATCAGCAATGACCCGGCGGTGCTGTGGCCTGCTGCCGTGTCTACCCGTGCGGGCAGCGGCACCGGCGTTAAGGCTGGCTTCTACGTCTATCCGGCAGCGTCCGGTGTCCGCGCGGCTTGGCGGTGCTGCGGCTTGAACTACGGCGGCGGTGCGTCTTTGGCGGCGGCGAACTCGCACATCTGGGTCGGTTACGCGGACTGGTCCGGCGGCGCTGGCGTGCCTGGCCTTGCTGGGTAAAGCGGGGTGAATTGCCCGGCATCGTCCGGGCAAGAGGGGCAGCCAGCCCCTTTTGACGATAACGGGATTTGGGATGCATGGTGTCCACAGGCTGGCTTCTACGTCTATCCGGCAGCGTCCGGTGTCCGCGCGGCTTGGCGGTGCTGCAACTTGAACAACGGCGGCAATGCGTCTTTGGCGGCGGCGAACTCGAACAACTGGGTCGGTAACGCGAACTGGAACGGCGGCGCTGGCGTGCAACTGGTTCACCAAAAATCATCAATCATTGCATCATGCATTCCGCGCTTATGTGCGAAAATTTCTTGAAACCAGCATCACGGCGCTGCGTCCGCAGGAAAGGGCGGGTCCATCCGTGGCGGCAGGACAAGGAACCTGCTGGCGGCTAGTAGCATAGGGCAAAAGCCTGAACCCGAAAGCCGTTGAAGAACCAGATGATTTTTATATGAAAACATTTTGTAAACCAAAAGACGTTGACATTGAGGATGTCGGTTTCAACCTGTCAGCGGTACATTGTGCGTTTGGAAATGGAAAACTCCGGCGAAGGGATTTTAGAACGGTTCTAACAAAGACCGGAAAAATCTCTGAACCGGAGCTGTTTCATGAACGAAAGAACCACGAGTGCAGGAAGATCGTTGATGCCATTGACGCAGTGGCCGAACAGGAAACACAGAAGATCAGGGACGAATGCCTTGACCTGAAACCAGTCCGGCAGTTCAAGCGGATCGATGGCATCAAGATGAAGGAACGGGACCTTTGCCAGGAATCACCGGAACAGCAGGTACATGAGTACATCCTTGTCCATGCACTGCAACCGCTGCTCCATGCAAAGCTACTGCCGATGCAGTTCGGGAGCATCCCGGGCAAAGGACAGGTGGCGGGAACGCGGCAGATTGAGCGGATCGTCCGAAAGAAAATCCTCGGCAAACTGGATGCAGTCAAGGGCGATGTGCACAAGGCATATCCGTCTACAACGATAGCCTGCGTGATAACGCTTTTGAAACGGGACATCAGAAAGAACAAAAAGCTGATCTGGTATGCCGGTGCCGTGACCGAAAACTACCCGGATGGTGTGCTGCTGATCGGCGGGTATTTCTCGACGTGGGCTTTCAACTACGTTATGAGCTATGTTCTCCGATACCTGCTATCCCTAAAGCAGGTACGGCGTGGCACGGGGACACGGCTTGTCCGTGAGATCGTCTGCTATGCGGATGATTTTGTAATCATCGGGCACGCATCACAGCTGATGAAAGCGATGAAGAAGGCGACCCGCTGGGTAAAGTCCACACTGGGCTTAGAGTTAAAGCAGGCATGGCAGCAGGTGCGCTTTGCATCCTTCGAGGAAGAAAAGCGCGTGAAAGCCGCCAGAGTGCAGGGTGGCAAACACCGTACACCGGCGCTGGACATGATGGGATTTGCGGTGCGCCGCACATATACCATCGTCCGCAAAGGCGTGTTCCGCCGCATCAGGCGGCAGCTGATCCGCGCAGGGCGTGACCTTGCAATGCTGGGCTATGTTCCGCATTGGCATGCATCAAAGCTGACCGCATACAACGGCTGGTTTACAAACAGCGATAGCGCAAACCTTGAAGAAAAATATCAGGTCGAAACGATCATGAAAGCGGCGCGGTGGAGCGTTGCCCGATGGTCGATGATCCAGAACAACAAGAGGAAAGCAGCATGAGTGAGATTTATCCCTTCCTGCCGGCCGCCGTTGAGGTGTTCCGCGTTGGCAGCAAAACGGACATGATCCTGCGGAAGGATATCAAAAAGCAGGAACAGACCGATGACGAAGGCAAGAAGTATACCGTATACGCCTGCGACGAACGCCAGCAGCGTGTGGATGGTGTGCTGACCGCCGAGGAAGTTCAGGCGGACTTTGACAAATGGTGGGGCTATGCGCCGCCTACACCCGTCCCGGTGCCGGAAGAAAAGAAGCTGGAAGACCGGGTGAAGGAGCTGGAAAACCAGAACGCCAGCATGGCAGACCAGCTCACTAGCACCCAGATGGCGCTTTGTGATGTGTACGAACAGGTGCTGAGCGTGACCAGCACCGCCACGGAATGAGCAGGGGGTGTGAACTATGAGCACTGACTACATAGCAACGGTCTACGCAGATCTGATTCGCAAAGGCAAGAAAACTCTGGCGCAGGTGCCCAAGAGCTTGCAAAAAAAGGTGAAAGCCCTGCTGGCGGAGGACAACAAGCGAGTGTCCTTCGTGAGCTGATGCTTAAAATTTTGCTAAAAAAGGAGGTGGACGTAATGGCAGTTGTCTATGCTACCCTTATCATCAAGGGCAGGAAGACCATTGACCAGGTTCCTGCAATCCTGCGGGATGAGGGCAAGCAGATTTTGAAAGACCTGGAAGTTGAGGTCTGAGGAAACGGCGGGGTGCGGCGGGAGCCGCGCCCCATTTTATTTGAAAGGGCGTGATCGTATGGCACTGAACGTGTATTCCCTTGAACGGGACGGCGAAAAAAGCCTGTCCAAGAATTTTAAGGTGAAGGAGTTTCGCTGCAAGGATGGGTCTGATCCTATCTTTATCGACAGCGAACTGGTGGAGATTTTGCAGAAGGTCCGTGACCACTTCGGCAAGCCGGTAATCATCAACTCGGCATATCGGACTGCCGCCTACAATCTGAGCAAGAAGGTGGGCGGTGCAAAATTCAGTCAGCACCAGTACGGAAAGGCGGCTGATATCTACATCCAAGGCATTCTTATCACGAAGCTGGCAGAGTATGTGGAAACGCTGATGCCGAACAAGGGCGGCATCGGTATCTATCCCATCAAGACCGGCGTGCGGAACTGTGCCTTTGTTCATGTGGATGTTCGCGCCACGAAGGGCCGCTGGAAGGGCTGATCCGGCGGCAGAGTAGGAGGAATACAATATGATGGATATTCTGAAATCGTTTCTTATGATCTTCCCGGAATGGCTGGCAGCTATTCTTGTGGTGGTCGGCGCGGTAGTTACTGCGCTGGGGCTGGTCCGTCTGGGCTACGGCCTGTTCGTGGCAAGGACGGTTTATAAGTGGATCGTCAACGCAGAGGAGAAGTTCGGCAGCGGCATGGGTGCGGAAAAGAAAGCCCACGTTATTGCAGTGCTGCGCGGCTACACCCCGGACTGGCTGGACTGGGCAATCAATGAGAAGACGCTGGACTGGATCGTGCAGATGGTGTTCAATGTCACCAAAAGCAAGCTGGAAGACTACATGGAAAAGAAATCCGCAGAAACCACCCAGACGGTGGCCCACTTCGGTAACGTGGGGGAGGGCAAGAACGGCCGCAAGGAGTAAACAATGCTGGAATTTATCATCAAGTATTGGATGGAATGGGGTTTCGGCATTGTTGCTGGCGGCCTGACGCTGGCATACCGGAGACTTTCAAAGAAAGTCAAGGAACAGAAGGATGAAAACAAGGCCATGAAGGACGGCTTGAAAGCAATCCTTCATGATCGCCTGTACCAATCGTGCAATTACTACATCGCAAGAGGTTGGATTGACACGGTGGGCCTGACGAACATTGGCTATCTTTACAACAGCTACCATGCGCTGGGAGGGAACGGAACGGGTACGGAATTGTATAACCGAGCCAAAGCACTGCCCATCAAGAACAGCTACACAGAAGAATAACAGACAAAATCCCCCGCTGGCAATCCGAAAGGAAAGCTGGCGGGGGATTTTTTGTTGTTGCAAATATTACAAGTTGGTTACAGATTCAACGGAAATGCTCTTTCTCGCCTGAAAAATGGGAATTGCGATGTAAAAATAGGTCGGAAGGATAAAAATAGAAAAGTTCGACTGGGGGAGCAAAAGGTGGACCAAACAAAAATAATCCGAACTTGTTTCCGATAGGAGACGGGTTCGGATTATTTGTTTTCTTCGGAAAATTAGCGTTTGGGAAGCAATGAAAGCCCCAGTGGGGCTTTTAAGCGACGGAACGGTCTGCGTTAGCAGATGGAGGAGCTTTGCCCCGACAAGTTCCATGCAGGTGTCCGTGGAAGATGAAATCCGAAATCATAGATTGACCGACATAAGCTACGACATGATTTCAGGAGGAAACGAACATGAAGTATGATGCAAGAGCTTGTCATTTCAACATGGACACCGGCTGCGTGGAGCTGCTGCTCCGGGATGGGAGAATGATCTCCATCAACTGCACCGGGGTCGAGGATGCACTGGACGTGACCATGGCGCAGAGATCGGAGTTAGACTATCTCATCTACAATGACCCACTTGGCTATGCGGATTTGATTCTGAATGGTGACCCGGAGGAATATTTGAAGAATATGGCTGGAAGCCATGGACTAGAAATCTAAATGAATGCTGGATATTACTGTTTTTAACTGGTGATGTCCAGCATTTGTTATTTGGTGTTGCCCGATCAATTTTAATGGAATCTTTATACTTCTACAATTTTCTTTACGGCTCCTTTATCTATTCCATGCTAGACTTTATACACACGGACAGGTAAAGGAGCTTTTATGATTCAATATCCTCGTTACAGGCAGCACCGTTTTTCTTCTTTTCAGGTCATTATTGCAGGTTTTGCGGCAGTTGATCTGGTGGGCGCATTGCTTCTGATGCTCCCGATCGCTGCACAGCAGCGGTGCGTTACACCGTTCCATGAGGCGCTGTTTACTTCCACCTCTGCCCTTTGTGTGACCGGACTTGTGGTACAGGATACCGGCAGCTACTGGTCGGCATTCGGGCAGAGCGTGATCCTTCTTCTGATCCAGATCGGAGGATTGGGCGTCATTACAGTGGGCGCTGCCTTTGCGCTGCTTTCCGGGCGAAAGATCTCCCTCAAGCAGCGCAGCACGATGCAGGAAGCTACGGCTGCCCCACAGATGGGCGGCATCGTGCGGCTGACAGGCTTTATTCTGCGGATCACCGCCCTGTTTGAATTGGTCGGTGCTGCACTGCTGCTGCCGACATTTTGCGCCGATTATGGTTTGCGCGGGATCTGGTATGCACTGTTTCATTCCATTTCGGCGTTCTGCAATGCCGGCTTTGACCTACTGGGAACAGAGGGTGCAAAATTTGTTTCGCTGACACGGTATGCAGGTGACCCATTGCTTACCACAGTGATCGCGGCCCTGATCGTCTTTGGCGGCCTTGGCTTTCTGACATGGGAGGACATTTGTACATATCGCCTTGATTTT